GAGCGTTAATGTTCATATCCAAGTCTGGAGTTACGCTTCGCATATACTTTCTAAGCGGTGCGCTGTCCCTTGATATTAAGTTACCAGAATCTATGTATTGTCTTATCGTAGCTTGAGATCTGTCTCCATTTATTGAAGTGAGTTGGTACTTTAATCTCGTAGTGTACTCACCAATAGCGTCTTCTCCTAACACCCTCTTCGTAGATTTTATCTCTTGCTCTATCTTGTTATCGTCCTCTACGGTCAGTATTTTAAAAGTAACTACGTTTTTTGTGTACGGCAACTCGAAAGTGAACTCGTTGTTTTCATTGTATACTGAGTAATCTACTTTCTTATGATTGAGTTGTTGTAAGTCAACTTTAACCACCTCAAATTCTCCAGTGATTGGGTGAGGGTACTTAAACGAGTACTCTGGTCCGTACGCTAATATTCTAGCGGCTATCAACAGCATGTTCCTATCACCCAGGAGCAAATCCTCGTACTTTATTTGAGATTTAATAAGAGATTTTAACATTCGCTCTATCGCGATGCCCTGTTTAAGCAGATTCACGTTTGTGATGATGTCTTCTTCTTTAGCGGACATGTATTTCATTTCGACAAATCCTGAAGACAAAGGATTAGATTTTGGGTACAGAAGACCTTTTGAAGGTAGTTCTATGTTTTCTGTTGGTGTAACAAATTTTTGATCTGACATTGTAACTGTTTTCTATAAATATGTATATTTTAAATTTTGTAATAAATTTTATGCGTATTTAAGAATTCGTAATACTTACTACCCCCTCTTCTTTTTATTCCTCTATTTAAGTAATCATGAATAAATGAATAATGCATGTTTAATTTTTTGGCCAATTCAGTAGCTGAAGCTGCTTCGTGTACAGTACCATCTTTTAAATTTTCGCAAACTACTTTTCCAAGAGATCCTATATTTTTATAAGCTTCTTTGGATCTATTTTTAGCTTTCTCTGATATTTTCTTCTTGGTACTTTCAGATCTTTTTTGGCCTACACTTTTGTTGCTGTTTATCCAACCCTCATTTAAGTATTTTTGAAGATCTTTAGCATCAATTTGTCTAATATCTTTAGTTATTGGATTAATTATCCACTTTTTGCCCTTATGCTTTGATCCTATATTTTTTTTGTGAGTTTCTGATTTTTTTCTTTTCCAAAAAGACATCAAAGTTTCCCTCGCTTGCTTATATTCTATTTCAGAGATTACTCTTTTACCATCATAAGACATTCTGTGAAATGACCAATATACTTTATGGCAATATATTGGATGATGTTTGAAGCATTCTACAAGTATTTTGTGCGCCCTATAGTGCTCTTCCGGGGTTAATAATACTGTGCTACTTTTTTTATCGAAAGATTTTGGAATTATGTGATGAGATTCGTAATAACCTCCATCGCCCTTTTGTCTATTTTGTGATATCGCTTTTCTAATTAATTTAAAATAAGTACTTAGCATAAAAAAACTCCCTTTACTATAAATATTGGGAGTTTTACTAAATTAATAATCTAGTTCAGTAAATTAGTTAGTATGATAGCTCAAAAGAGAATTTCACAGTAATCCATTCCAAGAGTCATGCTGATTTCCACCGCTTCTACTGCAGAAAAGTCGTAGTTTCCAAAATTTGCTTCCTTGATGAAAGCTCCTTTTATCACCCAAGAACTAGCTATGTCGCCCAACGGACCAACTACGTTCAAGTTTACGTCCTTTTTATAAAAATCTGAGTACCCGTCGCGGCCTGTTACTGATTCGTGGTGAAGTCTTACCCACTCCATCACAGCCTGCTGGCCAGAAGGAGATATGGGACTGTACAACCCAAGAGTGATGTCCCTCCACTCAGCTTTACCTTTTATCTTACGATATACGTTGATGTGATCCAACTTTATCTCATTAAATGATACTCCTGGAGCGTCTGCCTTTTTAATCATATAGGCAGGAATACCGTCTATGTAAAATATGAAACGATGCTGTAACATCGGTTCGAAAGCGGTAAACATTATTTCGTTTGGAGAAAGTATTGGCATTTTTCGTTTTGTTTTTTCTTTTTATAAATATACGTATAACTATTAATTGCAGTACTTAGAATTTACTTTTACTTTGTTTCCTTCGTCGTCGACACGATAACATTGTCCATCTATCATTTTGTAAATTCTTTCATACTCTTTTACCAATTCTTTTTTGTCTTCTGGCTTTGGTTTGGCTTCTTGCACTTTTGATTTTATGTCTTCTGGCACTTTGGCAAGAATTTGAGAAAGATCGTCTCCCTCTTCAAGTCCTTCAGATATAGCGGGAACAGCTGCGCCTTCTTTATTTGCGAGTTTTTCTTTTACTTTTTTAGCTGCGGCTACTATGCTGTCTTTTGCTACAGCCAAACCAGCGCTTAACATCACTGTACCAGCAGTTGCTAATGTCATTACTTGTCCTCCTAAATCTGCCATGGCTTGACCTGGGTCAGTTGATGTACTCTTTAGTGCGTCTGCGATTGCCGGCCAATTGTCTGCAGTCCATTTACCCAAATCGTATTCCCAAGAACTACCAGTATACTCGTCAAGAGTTACTTTTACCATCTGCTCGTCTTCGGATTCCCTTATCAATTGTTTACTTACCGATTCGTAAAGTTTTTTTGGAACTTTTATTCTTAAAATTGTAGTGTCTTTCATTTAATTATACGTTAAAAGTAGTGCCAGTTGGCATGATGTTAAAGGTCAAGCTGATGATTTCCGCAGCGATTGTGGGTTTTATGTTAATGGCTCCTACAAGAATTCCACGATCGATTGTATCGGGAGTGTTGTTAGTATCGTCCATTATTACTTCAAATGCGTATAAACCTTCACGCTGTTGTACGGATTCAAGGTAAGGATTAACTTGATTCAAGAATTTATTTCTTGTAACTTGAGTGTTGGGTTGGAACACTAAAGTTTGTCCTATTTGACCTATGTAAGATTTCAATTCTATCAAGAGTCGTCTTACGCTAACTCTATTTAATGCTGAGTTTTTGGATTGCAGAGTCTTTTGACCGTATATTGCTACACCAACTCCAGGGAAACTAGCGATCGGGTTAACTTTTCCTGCGTATAAAAGGTTACGATCGTTCAACGATACTTTTCTTTCTGGTTGAATAACGTTACCTAAACCTCCACGATCAACTCCAGCTGGAGCCCACCAAGCAGCGGCAACTTTATCATTGTATTCGTATACTGAAGGAATCACTGTAGCGGGTGGAACGAACTGTATTCTTCCAGTCTCTACCGATCTTACTTGTACCCAAGGCCAATAAGTGGCTGCGTAAGAGTTATCGAAAGTAGAAGCTTGTGATATAACGGATGTTAGATTAGAACTGTATCCAACCATATCAACCACTGCTATGTTGTCGCCTCTATCGGCCGCTAAACTTATTAAATCTGCTGTAGAGCTTGGTGCGTTTAGTGAGTTAAGACCAGGCGCAGTAATTACGTTAAATTGATACTCGTCTTTATTTCTAAGTAAGTTTATTGCTATAGCGTAATCTGTGTCCAACAATCCTTGTACGTTCGTAGCTGCAGAGTTCGCAACAGAACTACCGCTTATTGATTGATTCAATGTTAAAGGCGCGCTTGGAGTAGAATTTGCGAATCCAAATATTGCTCCAGTTGCTCCAGAAAAAGCTCCGTGAAGTGAACCTGAACCTATACGAGGCATGGATCCCGTCAAAGAGGATACTGGATTTCCCGCAGCATCGAAATAATTCGGAGTAGCGGCTACTGTGCCAGGTATTACGCGAACGTATTTTGATTTGTTCTGATAAGCGCCTTGTGGTTGTATGTAGTATTGAGAATTTGAAGAGTCCAATTGAACTACATTTTTTTGGCTACCTATAACGTACTCTATGTAGTTATTTTGATTAGGATCTAGAGACAAATTGTTCCAAGTCTCTAATATAGTCTTGTTATTATTTGTGTCGTCTCCGCGTCTGATTATGATAGAAAATACTCCAGAGCCAGTATTAACGGCAGAGATCTCCCAACGAATATTGATGTCTGAACCCGTAATTAAATTACCTACACTTCCAACTGCTCCTGAGTTGTTCATTACAACTCCAGTAGATATTGTCTCTAGTTGAAAAGATGCAGTGGTACTATTTACGTTACCTATAGAGGTCACATTAGCAGTAGCAGAAGTGTACGAACCGGAAGCTACTCTCGTAATTAATAGCGAACTTCCTCCTTGATTAAAGTAATTGTAAGCAGCTATACTAGTTAAATATTCTTGAGAAGCTCCTCCAGTTATGAAAGAAGCTCCGAATACAGCTTTGTATTCTGAATAAGAGGTTACTAGAGTTGGAGTATTTACAGGACCTATAACAGTCGGGCCAACTATTGCGGCACCTGCTTCTATTGGGCCTTGAGTGTATGGCGATTGATCGTTTTCTATTAATACTACTCCTGGACTGAAGATTAAATCGGACATCTATATTTAGTTTTATTTTGTCTACCAATAAATATCGAAACTTTACTTAAAAAACGTAGTAGTTGCATATATATAAGTTTTAATTAAAAGTAAGTACTGCAGTTCTACCTACACCTGGGTCTAGTGAGTTGTTATCAAAAAAACATCCAAAGGAAGAGAAAGCAGTGCCCGAAGAACCTCCGCCACTCGTATTGGCCCAACTGTAAGCTGCAGATCCTATTCCAGTTCCAGATACGCATGTAGTAGATCCACTTGGACCGTTTAAATCTCTTATAAAGATCCCGGATTCGCCTGTACTTATAGGAAAATTTTTACCACTAAAATATATCACAGGTGCACAGTTTGCCGTGTTTTCTCCAATAAAAATTGCAGTTACGATGTACGTTGGATGATTATTTGTTATTCTTAAATTACCTTGATTATTATTTATAAAAGTTGTATAATTAATTGATATCTGAGTACCATTGGTATCAAATAACGATCCAACAATATTTGGATTTTTTATAGCTAACTCTGTTTGTTTATATGATGTATTATTTATGTAATTTGAATTATTTTTCCATTCTCCTACTATTTTATTCCATGATCTATTTCTTCTACACCATCCATTAATTTCATTCTGATTATTGTAAAGTAAAGAACCATCTCCTACTTGGAATTGGAAATTAGTGATCAAACCCGATTGTAAACCTGCTCTTTGAGATATTACATCTCCGTCTACTGTTAATCTATCACTCATATAAGTAATAATTTTGCGTACACATTAGTATCTTTTGGTATTAATCTAGTTGGTACGAATCTTCTTCTTGTTCCAATTATATTATTTCCTAATCCAGTAACCCAAGCTTCTCCATTCCAATATTCGAATATTCCATTTGTAGTTCCATTAGTATCTTGAGATAACAATAATAGATCATCCTGAAATCTGTATATCTCAATAATGTACTTATGAGTTATGGGACTTAAGTTTATTTGAATCCATGCAAAAGTTCCATTAGCGGGATTAAAATCTGCTATATTCCATCTATAAAAAGATGCTATGCTTTCTTGATCTTCGTATAAGAGCACTAAAGATAAAACTCTAGCAGGTAGCATCATAGAGCCCATTGTCCTAAATTGAAAAGCAAATTGTATTTCATTGCTTGGTGTAACTTGATACAGATTGCCGTCTTGTCTAACATCTATCCAACTTCCACTATTATTAGATATTCCAGAAGTTCTATATTGCAATTTATACATATCTGGAGTTACACCAAATTTACTATCTCCTATATTCTTTGCACAATTAACTAAAACTCTATAGTATTTTGTAGGAGTAACTCCTAAATTTATTCTTGGACAAATTACTCTATTATTTACAACATTTGCATATTCTAAATCTGCTCCCATAGGATATGCTGTAAATGAATTCACTGTTGCTGTAGTTGCGGAAGTGTAATTAAAAAGCATCCATCCATCTTTAGCTGATAGGGTTGGTGTGTTTCCTGGAATTACATGTGCGTGTGGGATAGCGTTTTTATTTTTAAGTGTATTTGGTAACATAGATTCTATGACTGTACTACGCCTATTAATTGAAGCTGTAAGTACTGCATTAGGCGTAAAGGATGCAGTAATAGTGCCTGCGGGGGATGTCAAATCAACGGCATAAAGACTTCCGCTGCTTCCCATTATCATTAGTATCTTTCCTGTTACATCATCAACAGTTACACTTGAAGCCGTGGGTTGCATAAATAGATTTGTATTGGCTCCGCCGGGTTTGTTATTTATTGCATCAAATGCCAATCCAGTCTTTAAAAATAGACTTGATGATCCATTAAGTATGTACTCCAAAGGAGTTCCATAAACAGCGCCGGTGATACCAAATGAAGGATTCGTATAAAAATACATAGACGCGGTATTTGCTAATACACCAGCCGAAAGTGTGCCTATAACTCCATTATTTACAGTTGCCAAAGGCGCTAAAAATCCATCGGTACTTAGTTGATTATACGTTGTAAAAGATCCTGTTTGCACTCCGGCGCTTAACGATGTTAAGGGAGCTCTAAAATTTGCAAAACCTAATCTAAGAGGTTGAAATTGAGGACCAGCTTGCGCCACTACAAAAACTCTTTGTAATGTCCAAGATTCAAAATTACTAATGTCTAGTCCGCACATAGAACTTCCCACAGTAGACAATCCATAAACAGCTTTTACTTTATCGGTTAAACTCGCAGTGGGTATATTAGTTGCAGGAATCGAAAAATCTTCATATCTTAATCCCTTCGCTACAAATAAATTATTACTATTAGAATTTGCTTGAAGTATCATCAAATCTTGTATAACATAAGGAGTTCCCAACGAAGCAGATAAACTTCCAGATATAGTTAATGACGTATCTGAACCTATATTACTTATGGGATACCACGCAGATATTTGATTGGGATTAGTTGAGCCAAACCCTATTCGAGAACCGACAGATAAGCCAGTATTCCAAGTAGTGCTTGATCCCGTAACTTGATTACTTATTACAGATACGCTCCCTGAGGTATAATTCGTTAAAGCAGCTCTTGTCGATATGGCAGTGGCACTGCCTCCTCCAGGAAAATTTAAAATAATTGCACCGACGAAAGTATAAGTATTGGTAGAAGGAACAAAAGTCCAAAGTTGCACTCTTCTTGTAGTAGAAGCTGCAGCTGCATCATTTCCAAATATCCAATATAAATCTTCATTAATCTTTACAATAGAATACATACTTGACGGTATAGCCAATTGAGTATTTCCGTTATTTGCAATATCTATCGGATTTGGGCCTATGAATTTATCAATTTCTCCAGATCCTAAATTATATTGTCCTACATGAGGACCTCTACTAATTTTATCTGGATCGTAAGCACCAGTTATTGGAACTTGCTGTATTGACCCATCAAATATTTGCTCAATTGCTACTTTCATTTATGAAACTATAATTTTTGCGTAAAGATCTATGCTTCCTGGTAGAGATCCAGATGGAACAAATCTTCTGCGAGTTCCAACAGTATTAGTTCCTAATCCTCCCGCCCAAACGCTTCCATTCCAAAATTCAAAAGCTCCGTTTATACTGCCTGTAGATGATTGTGTTAATACTAATGCGTTGGTGTCTGCTCTATATATTTCTATGCTATGAGTTGGTAAAGATCCAAACAGGGAATTTTGAATCCACGCAAAAGATCCAGTCGCAGAATTAAAATCACTAAAATTCCATCTATATTGAGCAGGTAATGAATCCACTGTTTCATAAACTAAAGCTAATGATAAAATTCTAGCAGGTAGCATTATTACTCCTAGCGTTCTAAATTGAAAAGCAAATTGTATAGCTGATGCTGGTAAAACTCCAGATAAATTTCCATTTTGTGTAACGTCTGTCCAAGCTCCACTATTATCATCTATTCCTGAAGTCCTGTATTGAACTTTATACATATCCGGAGCTAATCCCATATTAAAGTCTCCTATGTTTTGCATTCCATTCACCAATACCCTATAAAATTGAGAAGGATTTGATCCTAAATTAATTTTAGGACAAATTATTCTATTATTTTCATCTGCTTGAGTATCAAAATCTGCTGCCAGTGGATACGCTGTTAGTGCATTCGTATTAGTTGTCGTCGCAGTTCCATACATCCAAAATAACCATCCATCTTCAACAGATATAAATGGAGTACTACCTATCGGTACGTGTACAAACATTGGACTATCTAAATCTCTTAAAGAAGATGGAATTTGAGAAGATAAACATGTAGATCTTCTATCTAGCTGTTGACCTCCTGTATAATAATCACTAACATACATAGTACCATTTGCACCTGCAGTTAAAATAATTAACTTATCTATAGTTTTGGCTACATCAAAAGATAAAAATGTACCTGTTGATATGTTCGTATTAGTAGTTCCTGGAGGTACTTCTGACATTGAGTCTGCAACAAACGTTGTATTACCTGACGTTACACTTCCAGTGGGTATTCTAAGTATTCTAGTTGATGTAAAACAATAAATGCTTGGCACTCCCAATCCAGATCCATGATTTAAAGTTGCTACACGTCCATTATTATTTTGCGATATGTTACCCGTAACAGTTTGTGTGCCTGTGATTACTACATTGCTACCCGATAACGCTATTTGGCCAGCAGTTAATGGAGTTAATGCGGCTCTTAGATTATATCTATACATCTGTAGTGAAGTAGCAGATCCTTCTGTGCAATACACGTATTGTTGACTCCAAGAATCAAAATTTCCAACTGCGCAGCCTCCAATAACATCGTTAGTCACGGTTGCGGCATCTTTTAACCAATAAGTTGCTTTTATTTTATCAGCAACAGACGCAGATGGTATAGACTTTGGGGAAGTTTGAAAATCTTCATATCTAAGTCCCTTTGTAACAAATAAACCTCCGTTTGTTGCAGTTGCTGCTGTTACTGCTTGCACCATCATTAGATCTTGAATAACATACGGAGATCCAGAAGCGACTGTACCCGCTGAAGAACTTATAGTCATTTGAGTGTCGCTGCTTATAGTTGCCACTTCATACCAAGTAGATATTGCATCAGGATTTGTTGATCCGAATCCTATCCTAGAACCTACTGAAATTCCCGTATTCCAAGTCGTACCTGAGCCTGTAACCGTAGTAGCGTTAACTGTAACGCTTCCAGTCGTATAATTTGTAAGAATCGCAGTTAGTCCTCTAAATGTTTTATTAGTTGCAACTGGATAATTTACAAGTATGGCTCCAACAAAAGTGTAAGTTGCTGTAGATGGTACGTATGTCCACAATTGAATTCTTCTAGTTACTGCAGCAGCTGCTACATCAGCGCCAAAAATCCAATACAAATCGTTATTTATTTTTACAGCACTCACTATATTTGATGGCATTGCCAAAGAAGATTCTCCAAAATTTGCAACTCCCAATGGCGCTGGACCTACAAACTTATCTATTTCGCCCGAACCTAAGTTGTATTGCCCAGTATGTTTTCCTCTATTTATTTTAGTAGAATCATATGATCCAGTAATATCTACTTGTTGGATTGTTCCATTAAAAATTTGTTCTATTGCAACTTTCATATTATATAATTTATTGTATTATTATAAATCCATCTATTAATGATAATCCTATTGTAAATCCTGAACTTGGGAAAAATCCTCCATTATTATAAATGACAACACCATAACCAATATCAAAATATCCTAGTAGCGGTCCTCCAGAAACTGTGGAATTATAGACTACTACATATCTAAATATGGGACTATTTACTCCAGTTGCTGATATAGTTAAACTATTTTCTACCAATTTGTATGTACCTTCCACTTGAGCGGACGAAACTGTAACTAAATTACGACTACTTAATCCAGTGTAATTTATCTCTGTTATTTCGCTTATTTGCGAATAACTAGTACTTGGTTGAACATTTGTTAATGCTACAGTTAATTGATCTGTGGATAGATTGTGTTTTTTCTCTGCTAAGTCTTTTGTAAAGCAATTAAATTTTATTAGTGATGGCATAATCCTTATTATTTTTTATGATGATATATCTCCATATAAATACCATTCATCTGTACCAATTTTTACTAAATTGGCAAAACCATATCTTGCAGAGATTTTTGTAAAATTACTCCTACTTCTGACTGTTACTCCAGAGCCAGATGCAAATGATGTCTGCCCTGCTCCATATTGAGTTACTGTAAATCTTGAATATAGTGGAATAGCCACACTTGCATTTGTTGGTATAGTTAATGTATTTGCAGAACCAGAATCAATTTCTACTAATCTACCTATGTCTATTCCTGCCAAAGTGTAAGAACCAGTTTTTCTAGTTGTATAGAAAAATAAAGTATTCGATACATCATATTGGAAATAATAATCTCCATCTAATCCTCCAGTGGGCGCAGTTGGCCCTGAAGTTATCACCTTATTTGCACCAACAGTGTTGTAACTAGCAGTAAAAGCTACAGATCCGTCGAAAGAAGTACCTGGTGCTGATCCGCTGCCAGATGCATTAAAGAATAGAGAGTTTGTAGTAGTTCCGCCACCACCTCCTCCACCGCCTCCAGAACCAGTGTTAACAGTTATTGGAAACGTACTTCCGTCCCCTTTAGTAAACGTAATAGTATTTAATGAGACCGAAGCTGTAATTAATGCATTGGGAGTATTAGATGCTGTTAGTGCACTTATCGACCAACTAGAGGTTCCAAATAAAGACCCACTAAATACTCCAAAGAAAGATCCAGTAAATGATCCCGTACCAGATTGTGCTACGCTCGCAGTGACTGCATAGGACGCACTGGTCGATGTAGAAGATGTTAAGGCGTTGATTGACCAACTAGAAGTTCCAAATAATGACCCAGAATAACCCTGAGTAGCTGTAACTGATCCTGTAACTATTAAACTACCTGTTATAACAGCAGAACCACTAAATGGGAATCCTGCACCAGATCCTCCTCCCGCTGAACCTGTATTAACAGTTATTGGAAAAGTACTACCATCACCTTTAGTGAATGTTATTGTATTTAAGTTTACAGACGCAGTTACTAGCGCATTAGGCGTAAAAGATGCAGTTAAAGCATTTATTGCCCAACTAGCTGTGCCGAATAAAGATCCTGTAAATCCTCCAAGACTAGTAATACTTCCTGTAACAAATAAAGATCCGCTAACATTGGCTCCTATTATTTGCCAACTCACTTCTAATGATGGCTGAGCTGCATTTACTAAAACATAAATAGTATCGTTATCTCTTTGATACACTATCAAGCCTTCATATACGTTAGCAACAGACAAACCAAGTCTAGCTGTAGCATTTGCCACACTAAATCTAGCATCTACTGGTTCTGTGCTAGTGACATTAAATCCTGCAGGTAGTATTATAGGCATAGCTTATGTTAAATCATAGGTTATAGTTGTTCCTGCACCTCCAGCTTGAAGTAAAATAGTTCTGTACACTTTATAATCTCCAAGAGACGACGAAGTAAATGAACTTAAAACTCCAAATCCCGATGATTGTATATTGGTTAAAAAGGCTAAAGAGGAGTTATATACTATATAGTGGTACTTATCTCCAGTCCATGTTATAGTTGTTGATTGTCCAGGATTTGTAACAGTGCCTTTAGATATAATTCCCACATTTCCACCTATAGTAGTATCCCAACCTCCAATATTTTCTATTTCATTTTGAGTTAAACTCGAAGATACTGAAGCTCCAGATCTTAGACTTCTTATCTTTGTAAATGTACTAGTTGCCAACGCAGTAGTAACTAAGGCCGGACTATTATCTGATCCATTAACGCCTGAAGAAGAGTATGATGATGTAGCTCCAAACACTATGCTCGCCGATCCTGTCAATGATCCTGTAACAAATATGGGGCTTGTTCTAGAAGAAGTTACAAAATTTAATACCCATCCATTTGCAGCTCCAGAAGCTGTCACGTAAGTGATACTTCCAGTCGCGCCTTGTTCTATTTGATTTGATGATGCTCCTAATTGAATACTAGCTGTTGGGGTTATGGTTGGAGCTCCAGGATTTGTTTTGCTAAGAGTGCCTGCCAAAGATGCACTTTGTACAAGAATAGATCCATTCGCTGGATTACTTGCTGTTATTTGTAAAAGATAAGTGTGACTTCCAGAATCCAAAGTTTGATATGATAATGTAGTACCAACTCCTGTTTGGGCCAATAATACGCCACCTTCAAATATCGAAGCAGATATTAAAGTGTATCCTGCATTTGACCACGCAGCTGAAGCTGTGTAATCGTCCAATACTTTATTAAACCTATCAGTTATAAATGTAGAATTAAAAGAAAACGAAGATATAGAGTGAGTGGCTGGATTTCCAAATATAAATTTAAGTCTACCTGCGGTAAAGTCTACAGCAACGTCTGTAGAATAATCTAATACTTCTATTTGTGATAAGGATTGTAGACTACTAGTAACGTACTGTATATTAGATAAGTTTGCGTAACTTGAAGATAATGCATACGACGAGCTTATTGCTTGACTCGCAGTTCCAAATAAAGAAGCAGTAACTCCTTGAGTGGCTCTAATTGATCCTGTAACTACTAAGCTACCAGATATAATAGCCGAACCAGTGAATGGAAAATCAGAAGCACCTCCACCTCCACCGCCTGAACCGGTATTTACTGTTAATGCAAATGTAGAACCATTGCCTTTGGTAAAAGTTATAGTATTTGAGTTAACTGATGCTGTTACTATAGCATTGGGCGTAGTAGAAGCTGTAGCTGCAGTAGTTGCAAACGAAGCTGATGATATGCTTCCTAATAAGAAAGATGCTGTAGCTGCGTAAGAACTACTTAATGCTTGTAATGCATAAGATGCAGTTGCACTTCCACTAGACGATAATCTTTGTATAGATTCAGAAACGCCATTGCTCTGTTTAAAAAATATTACTCCATCTGTAGTATTTATGGCTAATTCACCTAATGCCAAATCTTGGACAGTGGGTTGAGTACCTACAGCAGAACTATTTTTTAATATTATTCTAATTGACATAATCTTAGCTAGTGTTACCTATAAATATACGGGTAACTATTTGTCAATTACTTATTATAAATTGACTACATTGTGCTTTTTATAGTGGATATAGATTCTTCTGTCTCTATAATTTCTATTTGTAATTTAGTTATAGTTTGCAAATCTCCAGTACTTTGAGCCAATCTCATAAGAACGTGTAAGTTTTGTAATTTTCTTTCTAACACAAGAATTATATCTCTAAGATTCATCTAATTTATATTTAACTATTAATAATATAACATAGTTCTCATTACCTCGGTAGATGTATGTTTTACAAACCATAAATATTTAAGACCGTCTGGACTTGTAAATACTTCCATCCTATTTCTTATTATTGCAGCACCATTTGCAAATGGCGCCAATCCTGCTCCATGTATCTGATTTGTATTAGTGTCTAAATAGTAAAATCTTAGTGTTGCATCTTTAGTAAAGTATATTCTATCTCCACCATCATAAGCGGTCATAGTACCAGTACTTAAAGTTTCTCCCAATGGACTTGCTGCTATAAATTCTACTTTATCAGTAGGTATATCTATAAATTCCCAGTTATTTGTAGCGCCACCGCGAGGGATATATATCCTTCTTCCTTTAAGATCTAGATTTGTTGTATTTTGCGCCCACTGCGCTTCAATACCAACGCTTCGAGTTGGTTGTTGCATAATAGCATAAGAAGAACTTAATAAGCCAGGGGCAGTTATACTTCCAAAAGTTAATGTAGTATTTGTATTACTTGCAATAGTAGTTTCTTCTCCTATACCAGACCCAGCTAATATTTTTAAACGTCTACCAGCAAAGAAGTTTGTTACCCAACCACTTGAAGTGATAGCCGTAAGAGGCACACTTTGAGTATAATTTACTAAATAGCTTCCAGAATAGTCTGTTACAAGTGTACCCGAAGCATAGTTAACTATAAAAGTACCTGGAAATATTAAACTACCTGTTATTAACGAGCCTATACCAAGACTTCCACTAACTCCCACATTAGTTGTTACAGTGAGTAAGTTTCCTGATATAGAACCAGATCCAACAAAAAATGCGTTTGTGTCAGTTAGGGTTGTTGCTGTTGGCACACTACCAGTAGCAAAACCAGTATACATACTACCAATCATGTCGTTTTTGGTCAATATATAGCGAGTAACTCCATTTAGTGGCACAAGTGGTTGTGGCGCAGCAAATACAAGAGAGCTAGAAGTATTAGATACAATACGTGCACTTGCGCCCGTAGCAATACCATTTGTTGCTATCGTAGACACATTCATGTATAAATTATAACCTGCCCATTGATTTGTTCTCCAGTTCTTAGTAGTATCAACTAAAGTCGATAAACTTTGAGAAGAAGATCCGGATGCATTTGGTGTACCTGCCATAGTATATTGAAAAACACTCGCCGATGGTATACTCGTTATAGAAAATGTGCCATTATAGTTGGCATGTGATATACCTCTAATAGTTATTGGTTGATTAAGTTTAAAAGAATGGCTAACTGCTGTTGTTATTGTAGCTGTTGTGCCAGACGCAGTCATAAATGATATTCCTATCGGTTTATTATTACCAAATTGTGCAGATGCATTTAAAGCTATACCGCTCTCTTCGTCTCTACCATACGACGGCAAATCATCAGCGAGATTTAAGAACGCAATACTAGACTGACCCCCGATCGCAAGATATGTCTTATCAGGATCTGCTGTTATATTGTAAACTGATGAGCTATTATACGAAAAAGAAGAAGATCCATACACTGTAATAGAGCTAGAATTACTCGAAGCTATTGGTAATAGAGTTCCAAATCCACTACCACTAACGATTCTAAGGGCATAGTTTTTCCATCTATTTAATGGCCAGTTTTTTGTACTATCTATCAATTGATTAAAAGAACCCGAAGTCGCTCTACCAGCATCAAATCCATCTATAAAATATTGAGATCCAGAATTTGGTGCCACTGACATTGTCTCATATGTTAATGAAGTTGCGGTGTTAGTTAATATTCTTGCTTGTTGACCTTCGCCCTGTCCACTCCATATTCTAACATAATAACTTCCACTTAAGCTACTACTTGCCCATTGATTTACATTCCAAGATTTGCTGGAATCTATTAAACTAGAAGTTGTTGAAGTCTGCGTCACTATACCTCTCTCCCAAACAGTCGCTTGATCTCCTGTACGCTCCAGTGATGCGTCTGTACCTGTAGAGCGTATAAAATTAGTTAAAGATGTTTTAATATACCACGTATCACTGATTGCGTCATATTGTTGCACACTATAGTTAGAGGTAGCTTGTGAAGAGGCCAATACTATGGCTCCTCCTTCAATTTTAAAACGAGAAGAACTATCCGGCACAATTGACCATGGAAAATCAAGTGTAACGTTATTTGCTTCTATACTAACTATTGTCTGAACGCCTGCAGTAGCGGCAATAGCGGGAGAGAATACTGAAGGGATTGCAAAAGGCTCGTACACTGCATACAATGTGGATCCAAAAATCAATTGATTAGCTGAATTTCCTATTATTCTTCTTACTTGAGTAGAACCAGCGCCTTGAATAACTCTCGCTTGATATCCTAACCACCTATTAACTCCCCAGTTTTTAGCTGTATCTGTTAATGTTATATCACCAAGCGTATTTGTAACTGTAGTGGCTATAGCGATATCTTCTACAATTGCATCAGATACGTCTAATATAGTTCTTCTTTGGCCGGCGCCTGTGCCAGAGACTATAGATACATCATAACCTACATAAGCTTTGCCAAAGTTAGCAGGTACATACAATGTATTATTAGTTGCTCCTAATACAAATCCCTCAATACCAGCAGACATTAAAAATCTCATTGTTGAAAAGGTTGTTGGAGGGATTGGTGGAGAAGCTAACTGTATGTATGTATCTGTCCATGTATCATACTTCCAAAAACTAGTAGCAGCATTTATATAGTATATATATCTACCAAAGTTTATATGCATTACAGGATTTAAAGCAGTACATGAAGTTGATATAGCAGAACTGTTACCTCCTTGAGCTGCTCTTAATGGTTCCCATACTGGTAAATCTATTGCAAGTTTATTGTTATTAATTATGGCCATATTATTTATTTTATATTTTTTATGATATATTACTTCTTATTCCTGTATTATACATTATCCTTTGGTTCATCATCTGAAAGTCGTTGTTTGTGTAACCACCAAAGTTACCAATTGAGTTTGTACCTACTGGTAGGGCGTTAGTTATAGCTGTTACAGCTGATACAGTAGTTACTGTAGATAATGTTAAACCCGATGTTATAGAGTCTATATTAATTCTCTGTCTTTGTAAAGAATCTGCGTTAGAAGAAGCTTCTAAAGCTCTTAATATACGTCTCAATAAAAGTATTGAGTCATCTGTTGCAGCATTTTTTGGTACTTGATTGTATGCCATATTTAATATATTATGTATTGTGTATTATTAGAACTTAAGTTTATTGCGTTAAATGGATTATCTATGTTTACTATTGTTCCATCATCTATCAAGCTAAAATCTATTGCATATATAGTTGCTAAACCATCTATTAATTTTATTATATATTGATTTTTATTTCCTAAAGCTGTTGGTAATATAAAAGTATTTACCCCTTTTGAATTATAAATATACGTGTCTCCATTTCCAGAAGGAATTGATATTGTTTGGTTATTAACTTCTATTATATTTACAGAATTTCCTCCGCCTCCGCCACCTGTAACTGTAATAGGAAAAGTAGTTCCATCTCCTTTTGTAAAAGTAATAGTATTTGATGATATTGATGCTGTTACTAAAGCATTAGGAGTAAAAGACGCAGTAAAAGCTAAAGATGCTGTAGCGATGCTTCCCAATAAAAAAGAAGCAGTAAGCGCCAAACTACTAGTTTCAGCTTGACTCGCAGTACCAAATAAAGATCCAGTAATTCCTTGAGTTGCAATTATAGAACCTGTTACTATTAAGCTACCAGATATAATAGCAGAACCAGTAAAAGGAAAATCAGAGATGCTTCCACCGCCACCACCGCCACTACCTGTATTTACTGTTAGTGGAAATGTAGTTCCATCTCCTTTAGTAAACGTAATGGTATTTAGATTAATTGAAGCCGTAATTATATTAGTTAATGCTACTGATGAAGTAACAGCGAAACTACTAGATATTGATTGACTTGACGTAATAGAGTATGTACCTATTGCTAAAAAAGAAGCAGTAGCTGCATTAGTTGCAATAGAAGCTGTTGCTACACTCATTGAACTCGTCTGAGATACTAGTAAGTACGGAGTAAGCATCGATGCTGTACTACTATTTAATACATAAGCAGGGGCAAAAGAAGCTGTTTGTGTAAAAGAAGAACTAATTGCTTGACTTGCAGTACCAAATAAAGATCCAGTATATCCCAAAGTCGAGATAATAGAACCTGTTACTATTAAGCTACCTGATATAATAGCTGATCCAGTAAATGGAAAAGTACTTCCACCTCCTCCACCACCACTACCTGTATTTACAGTAATTGGGAATGTGCTACCATCTCCTTTAGTAAATGTAATAGTATTAAAATTTACTGAGGCTGTTAAAATATTATTTAAAGCCAAAGATGCCGTTACAGTTCTAGATGAGCTTACAGCAAATGATGCACTAAGTGCTGTTGATGCAGTAACTGCGGCATTTATCCATATACTTCCACTTCTTACTAATCCTTGACCAGTTTCAGGACTTATTATTTTAACATCATGTAATTCATCTAATTCGAATCCATTGTCAATTCTAACATACATTGAACCATTATTCAATTGTACTCTTAATACTTGACCTAATCTTACTGCGTGTAGTGGAGCCTGTGGAGCTGAACCTGTCATTGATCCACTTGATGCTAAAAATAATAACTGTCCTGCTGTATAATTAGATGTATCTATACCTAACAACTTACCTTCTGTCATTACGTAACCAAAAGCTTGATCAGGTATATTTTCATTAGTTAATCCTAAAGTATTTGCTGAATTAGTATCATTTGTCCAGTCTGCAAGATCTATCAATGCATTATCTCCTGTAGCTCCTGATATTCTAACAACTTTTCCTTTATCGATTTGTACTCCAGTTACATTCTTTACATAAATTAAAACGTCTTGAGCATTACGAGCACCATCAGCAAATGAAGCTGTTAAAGCATAAGATGAACTTATAGCATTTAAAATAGAACCGCTAAAAAAAGAAGCTGTTGCAGCAAATGAAGAAGAAACTGCATACGATGAACTTATAACATTTAAAGCCCAACTAGCAGTTCCAAATAAAGAACCTGTATATCCTTGGGTCGCTGTTATTGATCCTGTTACTACTAAGCTGCCCGAAATTATGGCAGACCCCGTAAAAGGAAAATCAGAAGCGCCTGCACCGCCGCCTCCAGAACCTGTGTTAACTGTAATAGGGAAAGTACTTCCATCCCCTTTAGTGAAAGTAATAGTGTTTTGAGATACGGACGCAGTTACTAAATTATTCAATGCTACTGATGCAGTAATTGCTATAGAAGAACTTATAGCAAATGAAGCGCTTAGTACGCTCATCGAGCTCGTCTGTGAAGTTAACACGTATGGTGCTAACATTGAAGATGTACTACTATTCAATACGTAAGCCGGCGCAAAAGAAGCTGTTTGTGCAAAGCTACTTGAATTTGCTTGGCTTGCTGTAATTGCATATGTGCCTGATTGTAAAGTAGATGCAGTTGCGGCATTAGTAGCAAATGATGCACTTGCTACACTTCCCAATAAAAAAGAAGCAGTGAGAGCCAAACTACTAGATATTGCTTGACTAGCAGTGCCGAATACTGATCCAGTGATTCCATTTGTCACGGTCCAGCTTCCACTGACTACGCCAGAACCACTTATTATTATGGAACCTGATATTACTGGACTATATATTCTCATTTTTTATTTGTTGCGCTGTTTATAAATATCTTTTTGGTCTACTTCTTTACCACTATACTTCCAGAAAATAAAAATCCAATGTTTATAAATACTTGATTTGTATTTATCGACTGTATTTGGATCGGTATTATTTGCTCTCTATCAACTGCGTCATATATCTGAACTATGGGATACTCTTCATTTAAACTATGAGTGATAGTATACATGGTTGATCCAGATACGCCTATTTTGTAGAATGGAGTATTTGCCGCAAATGATGCAGATGTTGCAAAAGATGCTGATATAGCCGTGCCACTTCCCTTTGATACAATTGCGTAGCCACTCAATGCATTTGGAAAAGTAATTGTTATTGTATTTAAAGTAGTAGCTACTACTTCTTGAGGTATTACTGCATAATAGTCAGAACCATAAACGTCAACATGCGGGATTTGAGTATTAAGATTATGGTTTATAGTCCAAGTAGTAGATGGACTAGATTGCGTATATACAAAACCTTGATCCATTATGCTAATAGCATAAGACGCAGTTAAAGCGTTTTGTGACCAACTGGAAGTTCCAAATAAAGATCCAGTAATACCTTGTGTAACTTCTAAAGAACCTGTAATTATGGCAGATCCGCTATATGGAAAACCAGCTCCTGTGCCTCCCCCTCCACCAGATCCTGTATTAACAGTTATTGGAAATGTAGTACCATCACCTTTGGTAAAAGTAATTGTATTTAGAGATACTGATGCTGAATATATAGCATTTTGTACAAACGATGCAGTAGCCGCAAAACTGCTACTCAAAACAGTCATAGACGATGTTTGAGAAGACGCTATTACAGGAGAATTATTAATCCATAAAGATCCAGTTATGCGTACACTGCCTGTAAAATCATGACTTTGAGAAATATTATTACCAAACACGTCAGACCCAGAAACTAAAAAGTCGCTACCAGTAACTATAAGTCTACTTCCTGTAAACCTAAGCGGGGCAAGTATTTGATCTAATTTTAGTTGGGACATTTTTATGAGAATTTACCTACTGCTACTATTATTTTATCTGTTAATTCGTATCCCAATATTGGGGTGTTTACGATCAACACAAGATTGCCAAATCCATCGGGACCAAAACTTGATATTTCATTGGCCAATATAGGAAGACCGTTCGCATAAAAGTTAAAATTATTTACTGTCGTAGGCGGCAAACTAGATCCAGGCGAAGGTTGTAAAATAGATGCTCCAACAAACGTAGCTGTATTAGCGGTTACAGAGTTGGCTATCTTATTTATGAAAGTGTTTAAATACGCTAAATCAGCAGAAGCAGCGCCTCCAGATCCTCCAATATAGTTAACGATGTTAGCCCCTGCTCCCACAAAATTTGTAGCTTTATTCACTTGCGCTTGAGTTCTATTTGTTTTTGATATAAATTGCTCTTTGTCTCCGCTGGATACTTCTAAATCGAAAACTATCTGAGACGTACTATATTGTATTTTAGTTGATGCCAAATACTCGTTTAACACATCTGGTATTAAATATCCATTAAGTGTTATATCAAAGTTAGTTCTAACTAGTCTATCTTCTCCGACTTCGTAAGTTATAGAATCGTTAAAAGTTTCTATAGAAGAGTAAAATTTAAATCTTTCTAAATCCCCCCAATAAGATCTTGACGCAAAATTTAAACTCTCAATTAGTTTATTCATTTGTTCTGCGAAATTGGTCCACACTATACAAGAGTAAGTTACAGTTACGTAATCCGGAGTTACTACTACTTGATACTCTTTTTCTGGTACCCTATTCGTTAACACAGAAAAATTACTATAGTTATTTCTTTTATTGTATTTTTTTTCTATAAACTGTAAATTTTGAGCGAAATTTCCGTCTATCTTAAATCCAAGTTCTCTGTTTTGCGATATACTACTTCTAGAAAACATAATTAACGGAGCTTGTATCTTTCCATTTTTGTCCCTGTAAAATCCGTCTTGCTGTACTCCTTTCCAATTTTCTGGTGTTCCATATATCACGTTAACTGGTACAAGCTTATTATTTTGTATTACAGATAATTTTAATTTATTTTTTATATAATACATAACCGCTTCGTCCAAGTCTTGAATACCCACTTGTATGTTTTTGCCTTCGGAATTTCTTTGTGATAGTTCTAACGCACGATTATTTTCCGGTTGACCCAATTTGGCCTCCATTATACGCTCGGTTTGATCGGGCGCTGCCAGAGCTTCCATGAACTCTCTCTGCTTAGCTGGTCTTACTTTCGTATTTGCCATTAAGGTACTATTTTAGTTATGCCCAGTGACTCCCCAGAAGCATAGTGAGTGTTTAATATTATAGAGTAAGAAGATCCGTAATTTTCCAATCCCGTAGAATACGCGTAAGCGTTGTCCTTACCAACTATTAGTTGGTTTTCGTTAACGTTATCCACCAAATAATACAATTCGTTGTACATTATCACGTCTCCCACTTCAGGATATATGTTTGCGTCTACTAAGTGATCCCTTAAGAACCTAAAATCCACGGGTCTATTGACGTCCCTACCAAATTGTTCTTGGTTTACTCCAAAATCTTGTCTAGCTATCAAACAATACACAAGTACGGGACCCACGTAGTACTTATTAGCTGATTCTCCGTACAAGTTTGCTTTGGTTTTATCGAGCATGATTTTATAGTAGCCAACTTGTTGACTAACTATGTCTTCCATAAATTCCCTAGACACGGACTTCATTAAATTTACGTCCCTAGTACTACCAAATAATGCCATGCTTCGTTGTTGTTTTATCCAATGTATATCAAAGACGGTACTTGCATCAACGTATTCGTAATCGATTGATTTTCTATGTCTTTTCTTTCTAACTGTGATTTTCTACTCATATCTTCAAGATCGGATCTCAATTTTTCCCTTAACGCCGCTTGTGCGTCTTTACCTTTAGCAATCAAATCCGCTCCGTTTAGTGTAAGTTCGCTACCAGGTATTGCCAATTGCGTGTACTTTCCTCTAATCAATCCCAACAATTCTGAAGCTAAAGCTAAAGTGTATTCGTATATCCACTGCTTACCAGGTTGATTGATTTGTGAGTACGATATCTTCGTGTAAGGTACGTTAGATGGATTTGAAATAAGTCCCGTATTAGTTCCGTACGGACTGTTTCCTGTAACACTCGATAATTCGCTCTTCTTCGAGTAAGTTAACCAAAGATTCATTCCGTCTATTTCTGGTCTTGGAAATATTCTAAGTTTGTTATTTATTAACTCAAATGTATACGCGCTCCTTCTCACTTGATTAGACATCTCTATTTGTTGTATACGCTGTATGTCCCAATAAACAGGAAAAAGAACGAAGTTTAAACCTGGGGAGTAGGAAGCCCAACCAAAATTTTCTGTAGCTCCTTGATAGTTTATAGATCCCCCTATGTACGGATCATAGTACTGATTAACTGCAGGCGAGCTTTCATAAAATACCCTCTGCACAACCATTCTATCTCCTTGTTGTATCCAACTACTGCTTATCGCCAATTGTTGAATATCGTAAATTTGCTGTCCAGCAACCAACGATATAGAACCAGTATAGTACTCTACGTTACCGCCCACTCCAGCTGGGGAACCGTAATTATCGGCCAAAGTTATGATTGAATTCAAAGATGGAACTACAACTGTGTTATTTAATACAGAAGATGTTGGAGCTCCCTCTAAACTTAAATAGTTGTCTTTAATTTTTGCGTGATACAACTCTTCCGCGTACACAGAGACAGCTTCTTCAAAACAAGCATAGATGTTTACGTCTTGCAATTCTACGTCCACTACTGGATATCCCAACTTATACGCGACGTAGTTCGCTGCTTTAGGTCCATCTGCTCTGTAGATTACGTCTTCGTCGTAAAATCCAAAAGGAGTGCTTCCGGATATAGGTCCAGGATTACCTGAATAAATTATTGGATTTGCCATGATTTTTAATCTCTGTGATCAATGTATATTTTTAGTATATCCTCCACTATTGGATCTCTGTGATTGGTTTTTAATGTCACTACAGCAAATCCTATAACGTTTGTTAAATTGTTACATATAAAATTAAATCCGGATAACTTCTTATCTTTTAAATCGATTTGGGCTACGTCTCCGCATATAATCATCTTAGAACCCTCGCACAATCTACCCAATATCAATTCCATTTGTCGATGAGTTATATTCTGCCCTTCATCCACCACTACACAACAATTGCTTAAATTTCTTCCTCTCATAAAAGCAACTGGTATTACTTCTATTTTTCCTTCTGCTATTTCTCTATCAATCTTTTCTTTGTTATACAGTCTATACATATTGTCGTATATGGCTGCTGTATACGGAGCAAGTTTCGCGTCTTTATCGCCAGGCATAAATCCCAAATCTTCTCCAGAAGTTACAGCTGGTCTAGTTAATATTACTTTCTCTACTTGATTAGTAAAGAGTAAATCTAACGCAACCTGTGCTGCTACCATAGACTTTCCCGAACCTGCTCCCCCTCGTATAACTGTTATTTTATTTTCTAATATAATCGCCTTTGCTTGTTTCTGTTCTTCGTTTAAAGATACTTGAAACTTTATTGGATTCTTTGGTTTTTTTACTACTTTTTGTGGTTTTGTACTACTCATTGAACTACTTTGATTTTATATAAATATGAGTAGACAGCATAAAAAAAGGTCCGATTTTGGTCGGACCTTTTAGATATTAGCTGTTATTCAATTACACAATGTTCAGATCAGCTACGTAAACTACTCCGTAGTATTCAGGACGAACCATCGTCATCGCGTAGCGGGTCATGATACCTTTGCGCGGAGTGAAGGTTTGTGGATCGTACACAAGAGGAGTCATGATCAGAGGCACATAAGGAGAGTATACAGCACCGCACTCAAGGAACTGATTTCCACGGAATCCCATCAGGATAGTGTTTTCAGTCATGTATGGGTTCTTATACACCTTGTAGCGACTGTTCAAGCTACCGATCTTTTGTACGCCGAAAGCGTATTTCATAGTATCAGCAGCACCGTCAGTGTCAGCAGCGAATCCAGGGATTGATTCCAGGATGGTTGCAACCGCTGGAGAAATTACCATGAAGTTGGCACCTCCGCGAAGTGTACGCTGGTGGATGATGTTAGATACTTTTTGCAGTTTGATACCGATTGTTTGGAACCAAGACATTTGAGTGTAGAACACACCAGCAGTGTTGGTTACGAAAGCGGTATTGGTCGCGTTGATCTGACTACCTACGCGAGCTGACCAATATTCAACTGTAGGAGCTTCTTGTAACAACATCTCAAGTACTTCGAGATCGATCTCTAAAGAGATGTACTCAGACAAAAGACCAGTCAATTCGGCCTCTGCGTCAAGAGAGTGATACGCGTTCAGATCCTGAGCGAATTCCGGAGTCCACTGAGCTCTAAGCTTACGAGTTTTAGCAGAAATCGTTTGAGATTTCATCTGTACGTTAATCTCAGGGATAACGATGCTTGTGTTGCTAGCAGCGTTTGGTACTGAGAAACCTTCTGTTGAGCTTCTGTCTTCGAAGTCACCTCTTACGTTAAAGTCAGTGTCTTTGTTGAACAGTACACGCAATTGGCTAGCGGAACCAGTCAATTGGTTAAACTGTACAGATGACAGAGAACCGGTGAAAATGAAGCTGATAGTGTCAGCAACAGAGTTGTAAGTGGTAAACTGATTGATCACACCGTCAGTTCCGATACCAGAACCAACGAATTCAGTAGCGCGTACGCCAAGCTCGTTGAATGCAGGAGCAACTGATCTTTGGAAGTTTGCGATAGTTACTTTAAACACTTGAGTTGCTGCGAGCGTGTTTGTAGTAGCTTGAGTAACTAAAGAACCACTGAAAGTTGAATCGAACTGTACGTCAGCGAAAGTTACAGCTGAACCAGTTGCAACAGAAGCACTAACGAAAGAAGAAGAAAACAGGTTCAGTGAGTAGTTCCATCTACCAGCTCCGTAAAGACCACCTGAAGCAGCGTTACCGAAGTTCTTCGTGTTAGCACCGTACAGAGAACCACCCAAAGCAAAAGCGGGGTTGGTAGAGTTACCGTACTGGAAATCCAAGAAGAACACTAAACCAGCTGGCAGGTTCATTGGTTGAACTGAAACGAATTCTTTTGCAGCGATCTGTCCGAAGATCTTACGAACCAACGGAAGAGCTACACCGGCCCACTGTTCGCCGGTACCAGCAGTGAAGTTAGCACCTGTAGTGGTACCACCGCCAGAAGTAGAGGCTTCGATCACAAGCTGCTTAGCTTGGTTTTCTAACATGATAGACATGTTATTGCGATCTTGACCTTCCAGACCGTTCAACAGTCCGGATTTTGCCCATTTTTTACTCAATTTTTGAGCGACTGTAAACTGGGCTTGTGCAGCGTTTTGAGCTGACTCGTTTAACAGACTTTGTACTAAATTTGCCATTTGTTACTTTTTTTGTTTTTTGATTTATTTTTTTAATCCTGCTATGATTGCCCATCTATCGAAAGTAGGATCTACTTCGATTATGCTGCGTTTAACAGGCGCGTTACCCGCGGGTTTTGACGCGAAACCAACTGATTCTCTTATGCTAGTCTTTTGGGTTTTTGTAGTAAGAGATTCGCTAAGGGTTTGATATACAGTTTTAACTTGATCTACTGTAGTTGCCTTGTCGAATGAACTTATTACTTTAAACTTCTGAGACTCGCTCAAAGATCTTTTTGCAAATATCTTATTCATGTAAAGATTCTTTGCACTTAAGAGGTTTGTTTCTCTTAACTCACGCTGAAGACGCTTGATGGTTTCTTCCATTTTTGCTTTTTCTTCGTCGTGTTTTTTTGCTTCCTTCTTAACTGAATGAGCTAATTTCTCGTTCATTTTAGAAGATTGAGCTTTTTTAGGAGCAGCGGTAGCTTTTACGTAGGGTTCGTTAACTTGCGCTTCTTCAAGCTCTTCGTCAACGTTAACGACTTCTTCATCGCTCATTTCTTCTGGTTCGAACTCTTCGCCTTCTTCTGCGTCCATAAATGGAGCAAGAGCTTGTTTAAGTTGACCGAAAGTGATTACGATTTCTTCTTCGTCTTCTTCACCCATTTCGTCTTCTATACCTTCTTCTCCACCGAGTTCTTCTTCAGCACCTTCTTCGTCTTCGTCTGCCTCTTCAAGTTCTGATTCGTACTCTGATAGGGCTTCGAGTTCTTTTAGTACTTCGTCGAGCTCGTCTTCGGATTCATCGAGTTCTTCGTCTTTAGCTTCGTCGATTTCTTCGTCATAGGCTTCTTCTAATTCTTCATCTTTGCCTTCTTCGAGTTCTTCGTCTTTAGCTTCGTCGATTTCTTCTTCTTCCTTTACAACTGGTTTTTTTCCGTGTTCAGGCTTAGTTTTATCTTTGCCTTCTTCCATTTCATCAACTTCGTCAAGTTCTTTTTCCAAAGACTCTTGAATCATTTTTTTCATTGTTGGGCCAAATTGTTCTTCCAGAGATGCTTTTGTTATGGCTGTAATGTGAGCCCTTAACTGCTTAGCGTCTAGGATGGCCTGTTTTGACAGATCGTCCATTTGTTAATAAATTAAACTGGATTTGATTGCTTACTTAATAAAAAGCAATATAGGATATGTGTGTAGATTAGCGTCGCATTTAGATTGTGGTGACGCATGTACGACAATAAATATACGTACTTATACAAAAAAATAAAAATATAGAAAAATATTTTTATTTCACGCAACAATATCCTCCCATAGTGCAGATAATATCTGAAACTAATCTATGAGCAACGTCGTATTTTCCTATTGTTGGATTAATTGTAGGATCAAAGCCTTCGTTTAATCCTTTTATTGGATGCATGTAAGCGCCGTAAGTCGAAGGAGTAGAAACAAAATCCCAACATATTAAGTCTAAATCATCTTCAACTTGCACTAGACCTTCGCCTATAGGAGTTACGCTTCCTAAAGCTCTTGAAGATATGCCTACAGTTATTCTATTTTCGAATAATGTTTTTAATATGTTTCCAGAAGTTGTTGGTAATATTTCTATGTTGCCGAATAAATCTTTACCTTCCCACCACAATTCTAATATATTGTGAGATACGTTTTTTAAGTTAACTACAGAATCTTGAGGGTGATCCAATTCTCCCAAAGCTCTATTCTCTCTAATTGGTCCATCGATGTACGCGTCCACTTTTTTTCTTAGCGTATCGTAAGGGTATATTCTTCTATTGGCGTTTGGTTTATCGCAAGCTTGCACTTGTCCGCTCACTATTAAGTTACCGTTTGAGTGACGTCTGCTTTCGTTTATTTTCATCTTCGGCTTAAATACCGAATACTCTATCAATAAATCTTTTGCCATTAAACTACTGTTTTTGACGTTGCTGATTTTACGCCTTGTTTTTTTAATTGAGCAACTTTTTTTACGCCTTGGCCTGAAGGAAGAGTGGTTATAGATACTTCGTCACCGTCAGGTTCAGTACCAGTTACTACGTCTACTGCTTCTTCTACTTCGTCTTTTTTCTTGTTTTTTATAAACTCTTTTAATTTACCTACGACTTTATCTAACTTACTTTCTTTTTTTGTAACTTGTTGACTCAACCAACCTTGACCAGCGTTATAATTCGGTAATTTGCCAAACGCCTTATCTCTATACTCCTTATCACTAATAGGAGCTTCGTCCCCTGGTTTAACTAAGTCGTCTATTTTTACGGAGTTGTACATAGAATTTGTTCCAGTTAAAGCGTATACCGCTCCGTCTTCTGTCTTGAATCCACGAACTGTGATTTCGTTACCTTTAGGATCTTTCGCTTTTTCCCCAACTTGGAATTCTATTCCGTTCTTATTAGTGTGTTTTTCGAGCACGCTTTCGTTTTTGTTATTTTGTTCGTTACTCTCCTTCTTCGCGTGCTTTAATACGTTAACTTGCCTTGTTATTTCAATCGGCTTATTATTTTCGTCGTGTATTGGAAGTTCTATGGTTATAGTACCACCACGAATTCCTTTTACTATACCGTTAGATACTGAAAATTGCTCTCTATCTTTTTGTGGAAGATGTACGTTTTGTCCCAATGAAAATTCTTCGTGAGTATCCTCTGTCAAGATATTACTTGACTTTTTTTTTGACAGGGAAATAAGAGCTTCTAACACGCTCTCTTTTACTATTTTAGGCTTTCCTGGTTTTTCCATGACTTTTACTATGCCTTTTGCTTTTTTGGCATTAGTAGTCATTTCTTTTACTCCTTTTGGTTTGCCTTTTTTATTCTCTTTTTTGCTGGCTTTGGTATTAGCTTTAGGTATTTCTTGTCCCTTTACTTTTTTCATGGCGTTGGCTTCGTCTTTATTAGAAGCTCCTTTTACTTTAACCATTTCAAGCTTTTTGTCCTGCTTTTTAACCTTATCTGAACCGTCGAACATCTCGTAGCGATTCTTATTTATATCCTTCATTAGACGATTTACTACTCTATTCTTTGCCTTTTCGAAAGCCACATCGTCTTTTACGTTAGCCTTTTCTATTTCTTTATTTAGAGCATGCTTGTATATGTAAGGATTTAATCTATCTATTTTTTGATCTACCGTTAATTGAACTTCTGATATGATTCTTTTATTTTTTAGTATGTTTATCGCATCTTCATAAGAAGTTACGTTTGTTATCCAGGGCAAATTATCGTCCTTACGCACTTCTTGTAAGAATTTACTTTTAGATATCTCTCCGTTAAGGTGTTTTTTGTATAAATTTGCGGTAGTCATGGTAACTATAAATATGTTTGTTTATTTTATTTTTTTGCAGCGAGTATAGACTTCTGCTATCTTTTTCTGCATTACCGTGGTCAGCTCGTCGGTTCTTTTTTTGTGTTTTAGCTCTCCGAGTACAGAAACTTCTTCTTTTAGCCTCTCAGTATATTTTAATAACTTATTAGCTTCTTCTAACTTTTTATTAATCTCTTTTATTGCTGTGTGAACTTGCTCTTCTACCGTTCTTGTTGAAGTTTGTTTTTTAAACCTAAAATAATTTTCGTTAACTGGCAACGATTTTTCAAAATCTTTCTTTATGTATAACAGCTTCTCTTCGTTCCACTCGTAATCTTTTGGATTAAACGACTTTGATTTGGTCGCTTGTTGGTATTCTGCTGCAGTAAACTGTTTAGCTCTTAAATTTATTGGCT